CACGGGTGTTTCTGGACGTTGGTTTCAATCATCACCAAATGATGAACGCCAAAATCTTCAATTTGCGTGATGTGCCGATATGTCGGCTCAACATGCAATGCCGCAAGCAGCGCCTTGCGTGTCATTGGCAGCCCGCCGCGAAGGCACACGTCGTCCAAGAATCGTGACCATCCCTTTATTGAAATGCCTTTAGGGCGATCTCGCTCGCGGTGGATAGGTTCCGACACTTGGGCGCAAAACGGCAATTGCAATTGAGGCATCACGACACCCTCCCGATCAATCCCGCCTGCAGCCCCCACCGCACGGTGGGATCGTTGTCCGCGGTCGCCAGGACGGCCCGCACGGTGTGCCGCGAGGCCCACGCCGGTCGACACTGGTGAGCCCAGCCCGCTCGCCGGGCGCCCTCCTCGGTCGAGGCCCGCACGGTCACCGACCAGGACCGCCGGTGATGTGCGTCGGTGCCGGTGACCACCCACTGATCCGCCGCGATTGGGTCGCTCATGTTGGCTCAGCTCCTGACCCGGGCGACCGACATCACCCAGATCCACGGGTTTGTCTTCCAGCGGTACGCCTCGTCCAAACTGCTTTTGTCCCACGAATTGGCAAACGCGTCTCGAGAATCGTTGATCTGACGTGGTGTGGCCCGCACGATCCGCGAATCCAACCAACCCTCGTTGCGCAGCTGCAGCGCGTCCATTGGCTGCAGGCGGTCAATCCAGATGTCGACGATGCGGTACACCAGCCGGGGACCAACCGGGCGGAGTTCCACGTTGTTGATCCAGTGCACGTTTTGCGCAGCTGCTGCGATCCGCTCGTCTCGGGTAGGCAGATCGGCGCGATACAGCATGTGCGGGGTTTCGCCCTCCTGGGCAGTGTTGGCCCACCACTCCCGCACCCGCAATTCCGTGCCGCGCGGACCGTATGGACAACGCGCGATCAACTCTTCGGTGGTCAGTGTGTAGCTGTCTTGGCGCGGGGCAAATGCCTGACCGAATTGCCAACGCTCGCGCTCGCCGTTCGAACAGTCAGTCAAATATCCCACCTGGCCAAAATTGGCCAACAGCCTGAGCGGTGCCCGGAGTTCGCACTTTTGACCGCGCAAACCCGCCCGGATCTCAACGTCGTGTTGATGAATGTCCCGTGGTCGGGAATCAGGCACGTGCGGCAGCATCGCGGGTTGCCTCGGGCGGGTGTTGGGGCCGGAATAGCGGGCGGTGGTCATGAGTGGCGGTCGCAGGCGGGAACACAAAACAACCACTGCAAACCAAGGCCGACCAGGATGGCGATGGCCAGCAGGATCAAACACGGGGCACAGGCCAGAATCACAGTTGCGCGCAACAGCCTGGCGACAATCGGGGGCATGTCACGGATCCTCCGCTCGGGGCAGATATCTCTGCCGAGTTTGATCGTAAATCCAGGTTGTCGGAGGGTTGGCTTGCGAGTGTCCATCCAGGCGATCCGCACACCACAGCAGGACCGCCGACCCGAGGGTGATCAGGCAAAACAAACCAAATGCGGCCAACACCACGACAATCGTTTCCACCACACTGAGGGGATGTTGAATCATGCTCATTGCTCCGCAGGCTGGACAAATCCTCCGGGCACCGCCACCGCGACGGTGCCCGGGTTCGCAAAAACGTCCGCAGGACACTGCGGACTGGATTGCCGGGCTGTTGTGGCCGGCACTGGATCGTGGGGGATTCGAACCCCCTGGGGCGATTCTGCTATCTCGCTGGCTCCCACGGCCCCACATGAGCGGTGCCGTCACAGTCACCTTGCCGCTGTGCCGCCGATCCCAACACCTGCCAAAATTTCAACTGGCAGGGCCCTCGAAAAATTGCGCAACTCAGAGTGAGTCCAGCAGGATCTGACACTGTGTCGCCAGACTGCGACAAATCGATGCCTGCTCGTCGGCTTCCTCCAAAATCTGCTGACACCGCGTCGCAGATCGCTGGTACGCGATGGCAGCATCGTTGGCACCGGCCACGTCCCCAGCCGCACGGCAACGGGTAACCATTGTTGCCCACCCATCGGCACTGTTGGCAAACAACAGTGCGACAGCCGCGCGGTCGGTCGCGGATCGGCCGCGCTCCCGCGCATTTTCCCTGAGCACCTCGTAGGCGGGCCAGGGCGTCAGGATTGGCAACCGTTCGGCCTGATCTCTGGCCTGTGTGCACCGGATGACAACGGCGTTCGCGGTGTCGACCCATTCGCCACCAACGACCGTGGTCGCACAAACACAGACAGCAGCCGCGACGCTGAGAATTCGCAACACGTCAGATCTCCCATGCGGCGTGCGGTGCGTCCAGACATCGCATGCCAGGCAATCGGGCGGGCCTCGAACCCGCATGCGGCGAGGGCTGGTCCCGCCGTGTCCTGCCAATTGGACGACCGATCTCCATCCGACTCCCCAGATTTCACCGTGCCGGTCCGGTCCCCGCGGCCTTGCCTTGGGTACAGAGCCACGCCTGCGTCTCAGTGCTTCGCGTCTGTGGGCTGCGCGAAACTCGCAGGTGTCGAGGAAGTTCTCTCGACCAATCCCCCGGCGGCAAAATGCGAACCGTCAGAGGATTGCAACGCCTGCTGTCGCTCAAGGGTCGACAGCTCGTTGCCACATTCAAGCAGCAATTGGTCCCACTCCCCAGGAGACCTCGCGAGACCGTGGGGAGCGGGACCATAAAAGTGCTGGGCGACGTCATCGAGGTCCTGCCCCAAATCGATCCGCCCGTGGATGTAGTTTTTGATCCGCTGCCGCATCGAGCTGGGATACTTGGCGTGTTCGCCGATCGCCGCGAACCGGTGCGCCCACTCGAGCCAGGGCAGACACAGCACCTCGTGCCCCGCCTGCCGGAATTTGTCGTGGATGTACCCCTCTTCTGCCCCGAACTCGGCGAAATGCGGGTTGAACCCGAGCCAGTCGCCGCGGCGGCAACCGAACAGGCCGAGCCCCTGCAGGGGGATTGCGAACGGCTCGCCGTCCGGCCCCGCGTAGCGTCGGTCGAGGGCCCACGTGCCGAACATCCCATCCCGCCAGACGGGATCCTGGTGGGTCGAAATCTGGCCGTTGTCGTAGCTGAGCGGTCCCTGCACCAACCCATGGAATTCGGGGTGATCGGCAAACCATCGCACCGTGCGGGCCAAAGCCCCCGCGGCGATCAGCACGTGCGAATCGACGCAGAGCACAATCTCGCCGCGAGCCATCTGGAATACAGCATCCCGGGGGGCGGCGGTTCCCTGCCGTTCCGTGTACACCTCGTACCTCCCCCCGGGGAGCTGTGACATCAAATTTCGGATCCGCTGACTGGCGGTCTCCCGCGACATCTGCGGCTCGCTGTCATCGGTCGGGCCGTCCAGTTCGGGCCGATTGTCGACGACCAAAATTTCGAGCTGTCCCGCCAAATCACGGTGGTACATCTCGAGGGCTCGACACGTGAAGTACACGCCGTCGAAATCCCGAAACATCGCCATGCCCACGGTGATTTTCGGCACCGGTGCAACTCCTTCCTCCGGCCCCCAGTGTCCGTCGGGACACGCCTCGGAAGCCATTGCCAGTTTGTTGCGCAGGGCGTTTTCGGTCGCGTTCACCGGACACCCACACCGCCGACACCCCGCCCCGTCGAACTGCCCCGTGGGACACGCCGTGCACACCTGCAATCGACGCCGCAGGGTGTCGGGTGACGAGACCCGCAGGCCGTTGCGGGCATGCTTCCAGAGCGAACCCGCGAACGTCACCGCTCGCTGGAGCAACTCAGCCGGATGTGGAAATGACTGCGACATGCGGACCATCGTAGTTGGGCTATCCAAAAACGCAACGGTCGGCCGACATGTTTTTGGTGATTTTTTAAAACTTGCTGTAACACCCCTTGGGGCTTGGAGATGTGGCGACAGCAATTCGTTAAGGTGGTACCTACGGGCCGGGTGCGCCGGTGGTTGTGCTGGTTGACGTCGTGGTGGTCGTGGTTGTGCAACCCGCCTGGGCGGTGACCGTCAGCGTGGTCGGAACGCCGGCGCACAGATTGTTGTCGTACTCAAGCGTAAACGTGCCGCCCGTGTCTGGGTTGAAATTGTCGCACATGTAGTTGGCCGCATCGCCCAAATTGAGGCGAGCCCAGGCGCAACTGTCAGTGGCCCCCCATGGCGGTGTCGGGTAGGTCAGCAGCACGCGGACCGCGTATGCGTTCCACCACCCGGCACCGCATGACAACCCGTCAAGCCGCGCCTCCCAGAAACACTGGCGAATGTATTGATCGCGGTACCAGACACTGCCGCCGAGGCCTCCCCATCCGTTGTCGTAGCCGCGGAACAACAGGCACCACGTGCGGTTGAGCACGTTGCAGGCGTCGCTGCCAGTCCACCGACACCACGTGTTCGAGTTGGCGGAAAGTCCCGAGACGGTGACACGCATGTCGGGATGGTTGCCCGCACAGGGGCATGGAGGCAACGTGGTCGTGGTCGTCGTGGTGCACAGCGCCGCCAGCGAATGCAGCCCCCAATACCGCTCGTTGTGTTGGGCCACCAAAGTCAGATTGTTGGTTCCCACCGACGTGTACCAATCGGAGTACTGATCCGGCACTGGCATGGCGGTCAAATATTGAGCAGTGGCGTGGCGGTATTGGTTGATGCCGATTTGCGAGTTGACCTGCGCGATCATTGCCGCCTGCGCCTCGACAAAGTACAGGTGTTGCAACCAGACTTGGCAGGTGCGGATGTCGTACCGTTGCTCGGCATCAATTGCGGGATAAAACGCCCCGTTGGGCTGATGGCCCACCCATTGGGGAACATCCTGAGCCAACAGACCGTCCAACCGGTCGCGGTTGCCGTGCACGGCGTCCTGATACGCCTCGTGGAATTTCACTGCGGCCAGACTCTGGGGGCGGGGGTGGTGGTGCTGGTGCTGGTCGTGCTGGTTGTGGTTGTTGTGGTCACCGAGTATTGGGGGCAGTTGGTGTATTTGCCGACGATCCACCATTGCCCGTTGATGTTCCAAGCCGCCACAATGTCGTTCACCACGAGGGTCTGGCGACCGGTGGAAAACAACGGGAAAACCGTGTCACCCCGCGGCAGAACAACCAGATTTCGAAACACTCCCGTGTCTTCGGTGTTCAGTGGCGGCGGCGTCGGATCGAACTGCACTTCGACCATCACTCCAAAAAACAGCCGCGATTGACAGGGTGGCTGGGTGGTGGTCGTCGTGCTCGTGGTGGTGGTGCTGGTGGTCGTGGTTGTCGACCCGGGGGGCGCGGTCGTGGTGGTCGTGGTCGTTGTGGTGCCGGTCGCGTCAGGCGTGATGCGGAAAAACGCAAATGGGCTGCGCTGCACCACCGCCGGACGGATTTCGCTGGCGATCTGCCGTTGCTCCGCGGGTTGCAGCCGTTCGTCCCCGCCGGTCTGACGGAGGAAGTCGCCAAATTTCATGTGAAATCCAGTTCGGCCATCGAGGTTTCCAGCTCGGTGGTCTGGCGGAGGAGATCATAGCGAATGCCCGTCACCGGAGTATTGATCCCCTCGAGAGTGTACCGGCCCCCCACGCTCGTGATCAGTTGCCCCACCTGCACGGTCTCGACCACCCCGCGGATCGCGAAAAACAGCGTCTGCCGCTCTGTCTGGTACCAGCGGGCGGCCGCTTGGGCAATTTCCGCCAACCGGCCCCGGTCATCGCGGACAAATCCGCCGGTGCTTTTCTCGACCAATCCGGCCGCCAGTCGGACCACGGTGTCCGGAACAACGTAGTCAAGCCGGGCGTCGACCCCGATGTATTGCACCCGCCAAGTCCGCCCTGCGACCGGGGTCTCACGAATCCGAATCCGGTGTTGCACCCGCCAGGGGAGTCGGATGCACACCGTCGCCCGCATGTCGACCCAATCGAGACCCTGCTCTTTTTGCGGGTCGTTGAACGGTTCAATGGCCGCCATGGCTCCGGCCCGGGATCGGGCGAGGAAATGTTGAGGCGCCCCCTGCACGTTGATCTCAACGGCCGCCCGGTCAGGCAGTGGTCGCAGCACGGCGGACCACCGGCGCCGTTGCCGCTCATTGCTTGAATGCTCGGCCAGCCGGTCCAGAGCGTCGTGTTTGGGCGAACCGCTATCGCTCCGATCGGTCACGGCGTAAAGGAACGGCGATAAATACTGCCAGTCGGTTTCCTCGGGGAGATCATCCGTCCACACGCCGGTGGCAATGCGGTTGTCGGTGTAGTTGCAGGCGTCGACAAACGGCAGAAACGGCTCAATGATGAGTCGACTGGCGGAATATTGCGGGGGCGTCTGAGTCGCCGAGTACGGCTGCAGTGGTTCGGCCAGCGGATCCGTGTCGCGAACGGATTTGCCTGTTTGCGGATCGTCTGGCCACGGCGGATTAAACCAGTATTTGGTGGCGACGTCGTTGCCCGCAGTGTAATCCCAGACCAGGCCGTCCCAGTACGGATAGATGGCGTACCGGCGAAACACCGGCCGCAGTTCGTCGCGTTGCCGCCAACGGGCGTTCATCTCGTATTGAATCACCCGGTAAGCCCCGGTGTATCCGCTGGCGCTTGTCGCGCCCTCTCTGTACGAGGTTTCTTGGGCGTCGGTCCAATCAGGGCGAAACTGGAATGGAGCCCCCCGCAAGGCGTCCGACTGCCCAAAACTCAATGTGCAAGTCGACGTCGCAAAATTTCCGACCGCGACCACCTCGTCGTACGAGTTGGTGACCGACTCGACGATGCGGGCCTGGACGTCGAGGGCGTTCTCAAAATCCAGCTCGACCGGGTCGGCGTTGCCGGGCAGCGTCTTGGCGTCGCTCAACAGGATGTCATCGGCCGCAAAAGAAAACGGAACAATCGTCGCCCGCCCGCGGGGGCCGGCGGTTTCCTCGTACCGGATGGTGTAGCCCAGTCCCCGGCGGACCGGGATCAGCTCGTCCAGAATCGTCTTGAGCGTGCGGCCGTCGGTGCTGATCACCGGTTCGTACCAGGCGAGGCGGTTGTCCCCCGGCTCACCGTCCAGCACCCATTCGCAGACCCGTTCCCCGGCCCCATCGATGGGCGGGGTCAATTGCAGCAGGGTGCGCACCAGGTCGTCAGCGGTCCACAGGGAATCGCTCGTGATCGTGCGGGAAAGCCAATAGAACAGGTTGGGATTCCCGAGCTGCGGATCGGTGGTCCGGTTCCCCTGCCGGGTGGCGGTGCGGCGGTGGTATTGGTTGTAGTCGGCTCCGTGTTCGAGGGTCACCCGCTGCTGGGGGAGCGTGGCATTCTGGGTCGCGTCGACCTCGCAGGTCATCACCATGGCCCGTTCAAGCAACCGGGCCAGACCGAACGCGGTGAAACGCTGGATCCCGCTGGGGGTGTCGCCGTTTGCGCCCGACCCGTTGGGGGTGCTGTCGTCGATCTCCACCACCCCGTACCAGGTGACGTCCTCGCCGTCGAGCGTGGCCCCCTCCAACACCACCTTGACGTACGAGCCGATCAGGGTCAGGGGCTCGTAAAGCTCGAACGGGGTGCCATCCTCGCGGGCAATCTCGCCGTACACGTACGTGAGATGGCACTCGTCGACCCCCGGGCAGGCCCGCAGGGCGAGGTTGTCGCAGTGCAGGTACTCGACCTCCTGCCAGTCGGTGCCCAGCGTGTCAGAGCGGTAGACTCGCGAGCGGACGGCGTCGCGGATCTGCTCTTTGGTCGTGGCGATCTTGGTGGGGGTCGCCATCAGGCCGCCCCCAGCATCGGTTGCAGAGTCCAGATCACCTCGACATAGGCGGTCGACCCGGCGACGGCTCCCCCGGCCCGCACCGAGACCCGAGCCGACCGACTGACCACACAGTCGAGCACGGCGAATTTGACCCCGTAGGTCGCCTGAAAATCGGTGTCCTGCCAGATCACGTTGACGATGGTCCCGATCAGGGACTGATAGGCCTGGGTGGCGGTCGGGACGGTCGCCAGGTTGGCGACATCAACGAAGGCCCGCATCTGGAAGGGGTCTGAGCGCCGGCCCGTCCGCAGCACGGCGGTCCCGTCAACCCCCGGCCGGTTGATGACCTCGCACTGTTCCCGGGGCAGCATGGGGCCGCCGCGGGGATCGTCGACGCGGTGCAAGGTGAGGAACCCATATTGCCCCACGTAGGAGTAACCCATCACTCACCCCCCTCGGGATTGCGGGCGGGGCGCCGGCGGACCTCGTTGGCGATTTCCTGCAGGGCCTCGAGTTGTTTTTGCTGCACTTCGGCGGCGGCCGCTCCGGCGGGGCTGGTCCCCTCCCCACCGGCGACCATCGCGGCTGCGGCGGGAATCGCGGCCCCCTCTGTCAGCCCCTCCATGGGAACCTCACCCCGCAGCTCGAGCACTCGCCGGCGCAACGTCTCGGGGGGCAGTGTCGCCCCTGAACGCTGCCACCACGGGAGTTTCATCTGCTCGGGGTCGGTGTAGACCCCGGCAATGTCCTCAAGACTGCCCGCCCCCATCACGTTCCGCAGGGAGGCCCGTTGGCGACGGAACGAGAGCAGCGCCTCGGGGATTCCGGCCTCGCGTTGCAGGCTTTCAGCGGCGGTGACCATCTCCTCGAAATCCATGTTGCGGGTCAACATCTGCTGTTCCTGTAGCAGTTGTGCCCGGGTGCGAGCCGCGGCCGGGCCCGCTGCCCGCACTGCCACGTCCTGCTGAAAACCCGCCTCGTCCCCCTGCAGCGCCAGATATTCCTGGACCTTGGCCCGGTCTCGCAGCAGACCGGACGCGGCGGCCATGGCCTCCTGACCGAACAGATCTTTGAGCACCCCGGCTTGTTCTGTCTTTGGCAGTTTTTCGAGGGCGGTGGCCAGTGTGTCCAACACCTCGGCGGGTTTCTCGCCGATTGCGTCCACCTGGTCGGGACTCAATCCCATCATCGCCAAGGCGTCGGACGAACTCTTGGTGCCCGAGGCGGTCTGCAGGCGTTCCCAAAACAGTTTCAACGCGGTCGCCGCCACATCAGGCGTGGCCTTCTCGCGCATCACGGCGAACTGGGCCAACGCCTCCTGCCACGGCACTGCCTGGCTGACCCCCTGAACCTTGGGGGCCAAGGCCATCAGGTCGGGAGCTTGGAGCGGAGTCCCCTTGAACGTCCGCTGCACGGCACGCGACACGTCCTCAAGGTTGGCGGTGTTTTTTTCCTGGCCGGTGCCTGCCAGCAGGGCCGCATAGGATTGGGCCAACAGTTTGATATCACCGGGGTTGGCGTTGGTCGCCTGCATGGTTTGCAGCAACCGCTCCAACGCCGCGCCGGTCCCCTGCTCGGCGCTGAACCCCTGCGAAACCAATTCCTCAGCACCCCGGGCGGCGGTCTGATAGTCGACCCCGGTGCGGATCGCGATCTGGGTGAGCCGCTCCTGGGCCTGCTGTCCCTGCAGGGCGGTCAACCCCCCCTGCACCCGCAGGCGGCGGTTGAGTTCGTCGTACTTGAGAATCCCCTCGTCGGCCCGACGGTTGATTTCCTGCTGCGATTGCCAGACCTGATTGAGTACCGTGCTCAGGCCGATGTAAGTCGCGGCCAGGCTGCCAATCTTTCCCGCCCATTCCTCGACCGCCTGGGCGGCGCCGGTGGCCCCGTCGCGGCTGCCCTTGGACAGTTGCCGGGTTGCGTTCTCAAGGCGGCGGTATTTTTCCTCCAGCTTGGCAATGGCCGCCTCGGCAGCCTGCGAGTTGGCGAAGAAATCGGTGGTGACTTGTCCCACGGGTTACCCCCTCCAGGATGGCAGTGGGATCAGGCGGAGCGACCGAGCAGGTAGACGTCGTAGGTCACCGCGCCACCGCTGGCGAGAAATCGCAACAGGTGGTTACTGGAGTCGGCCACAGCCCACGCCGGGTCATTCGTCGAGGCCAGCAGCAAAATGCCCGACGGCGGCAGGGTGATCTCGCTGTCGTCGTTGGCGTTCATCCACGAGTTCCACGCGGCGGCGGTGCCATTGCCACCGACCAGCAGATTTCCGGCGGAGGTCGAGCGATTGTACACCAGGAGTCCCGCAATTTCGGCCACCGTCCAGAGTTGCCCCAAGGCATCGCGACCTGCGCCGGCCCCGCTTACGTCGAGCGACCCCAGATCGTACAGGTCGAGGTCCTCCGAGGAGGCGCTGGTGAGAGTCCGCGCGGTGGATTGCCAAAATCGGTCCGCCTGCCCTGAGCCGGTCCCGCTGGCGGAGAACGTGATCGATTGGGCCACCCCGTGTGCAGCGTTGGCAGTGACGACCGCGTTGTCGGACGTGGCCGCCACGGTGGCCCGCAAAATGGCCTGAGCGGAAATGGTCGAGAGGGTGCGGGGCATGTTAGGCCTTTCGGTTTGGCAGGATCACGGCGAGCGGTTGTTGGTCGCTGCCGTAGCCGCAGGTCAGCAGGTGCAGATCGCCCCGCGAGGGGTGGTAGTCGGGCAGCAGGCCCCGGGCAAACGCCCAGAGTTCGGCCGCCCGTGGATTCAGGCGGCCGCTGAGGCCGCCTCGAGAGGGTTTTCCCCCGGGGGGGCCTCCTCGGGACCAGTCCCCAGCAGCAGTTGTTGGATCAGGGGCCAGTCGACCGCCGACTGAAACACCAGGCGGAAACTCTCAGTGTCGAGGGGTGCCAGCAACTCCAGCTCGGGATCGCCGACCCGGTAGTTGACCTGCAGGATCTGGCGGCACAGGTCGTAGACCTCGTCCCACTCGGCGGACGCGACCGTGGTAATCAGCTCCCACACCCGCCCCGACATCTGCCAGACCCCCTCCCACTCCCGCCGCAGCTGTTGCTCGACCCTGCCATTGCGACGCACCAGAGTCTGTGGCAACGCAGGGCGCAGGCCCCCCCGGCGAATGATCGGGAGCTGCCAGACATGGCCACCCAACACGACCTCGTGACCCGGCAGAGCCCCCGGCCGCAGCAGGTCGGCGGGGGTGAGCGGTTCGCCCGGGGTAGTCCCGATCCACAGCAGGTCACTGAGCTGGGTCCAGGCCTGGGTGTCTGGGTGGTAGCCAATGCGGGAGGGAAGTCGCCCGGCGGTGGGGATCGCCGCGAGCAGCAGGCCACTGGCTCCCCCCGGTCCGCGGGTGACCACGTTGCGCAGGGTGAGCCGGTCTCGCAGCTCGGTCCGCCCGTCGAGGCAGTCGGCCAGGGTTTCCCCCAGACCGGCGTCCCGCAGCAGGTCGGCCGACAGGTGGTCGGCTTGGAACCCGGGGAGGAAATAGAGCGGTGCAGCCATGGATCAACTGGGCTCGGGGATGAAAACTGTTGCGGGTGCTGGCTCGGTTTCGGTGTCGCTCTCGGCGGCCAGCGGATGGCTCGAGGGAGTAATCTGGCCCGGCAGGGGATCGTGTCCGGCGACCACGGGGGGAGCGACCGTCTCAGGATCGTGCGTGTAGTGCGGCATGCTCAGGTGATGGCCGAGGCGGTGGAAAGGGTGAGCGGCAGCACCGAGTCGCTGCCCGCAATCAAATGAACACGCAGGGTGTCGCTGATCAGCCCCGACCGTTGCCCGGTGGTGTTGACCGGATTGGCGACCCCGTTGAGGCCGGTAAATTTGATGTGTTCGGCGGTGGCGTTGGCGACGCGCGAGGCCTTGTTGGCGTACTTGCGGGCGTAGAACACCAGGCCGGTGGTGCCGTTGAGGGTGGTGCCCCGCAGCCCGAGGGAACTCCAGTTGATTTCCTGCAGAAACTGGATGGTCACCACGGGGGCGCTGTCCTGAATTCCGATGAACGTGTCGAATTCCTCCGACTCCCCCCCGGCCTGGATCATGTTGATCCCCGAATCGACGGTGATCGACTGCACGCCGGGCAGGCTGACCCCATTCAGCGAGACCGGACCCGCCCCGAAGAATGTTCCGGCCGACAGCGTCGAAGCCAACGCCACCGACCCGGTGTAAACGAACGGGTCGTTGGTGCCATCGTAAGCCGCCTGAATGCGGCAGGTGACTTCCCCTTGGCCATTGTGCGGGAGTCGCAGGCTGGTCCAGTAGACGCAACTGGAGGCGATGTCCAGTTTCTTGTGGGAACTCGTGGCCCGGGCCACGTTGCTCGTGACCGAGGCTGCCTTCAGGTAACAGGTGATCGTACCGGCGCTCAGACCCGCCAGTGTGACCGACCCAAGCAGCACATCCAGCTGGGGCGTCGTAAACTCGACCATCGGTTTTTGCGATTGGTTGGCCGAAAACATCGGCGAAACGTGCCCGGCAGGACGCTCGGTAAAATTGCTCACCCCGGCGTCAATGGTTGCGTTGCTCAACACGTCGATCGACACCGACGAGGGGAGAATGATTTTGTCGAGCTTGAAGGGAGCGGTGATGGCCATGCTGGTTCCTGGGCGGGTCCTGTCAGGAGAGTCGGTCGTTCAAATCGAGGGCGTTCTGCAGCCGTCGGGCGGCGAACTCCCGCAGGTCGCGGGCATCTTCAGGATCCACGCGGGTCACTTCGTCCGGCTTGTTGGGCTGGCGGGTGATGGTCTTGCGTTGTCCCGTCCGTGGGTCGGTGTACGAGCCGAGTTTAGGGCGATCGAAATAGCTGGGGGCGGTCATCCGTACCGTGGCCCGTTTCCCGGTGCCGGTAATCCGCACCAGGTTGCGCAGGGCCCGTTGGCTCTGGCCGGTCAGCACGAGCAGTCGAAACCGCCCCTCCCCCACCCCGGCGGCCTGCTTGATTTTCCGCAGGTAGAACTGGGTGCGGGGTTCGAGCCGGTATTTGCTGGCGTTTCTGGCCCCGAAGTGCCTTGGGAACAGCTCGCGGTGCCAGTGCTCGGCGGTGCGGCGGACCACTTCGGCGATGAGCTTGGTGTAGGTCTGTTGCAGACCGACCAGCCGTCGACGCCCCTTGGTTTGCAGGTCGAGAATGATCACTCGTCACCCCACCGGATTTGCCAGACCGATTCGAAGTCCATCCCCACGGCGGGCTGATCCTCGACGGGGGGCGGGCCAAACGCGAGCAGGTTGCACTCGATGATCGTCAGCAGGTCATCCTGGCCGGACTGTTCAATCACGCTCTCGATGATCGCCGCGTGGGCGTCGAGTCCGTAGTGCTCGGCGGCGATGGTGTCCCCCTCGTGCTCGGGAGGGGTGGCCGTGTTGAGGATCAACAACAGCGACCCATTCGGCCGGAGGAAGTTTTGAGATCCCCCCGCGACCAGCTTGTATTGCAGATCCTGCGCGGCCTGAATCGAGGCCCACGGGGCCGGAACCGTGACCGGCACCGACCGCAGGAACACCCCGGCGGGAACGTCGGGTGGCCAATAGAGCGTTCGCCCCGTGGTCAACGCCTGCCACTGGGGCGAGGCGGCCAGCATGCGCGACAACAGGCCCGCCGCGTTTCGCGGGGCGCTGAACTCAATCGGCAGATTGGCGGGGGCGGGAAGGGTCATCGTGGTCGCGCCTTGTCACCGGCCCGCACGAGTTCGACCCGGCGGAACACCAGGGTGGCCATCCCCTCGGAGGTGTGGCGGGATTCCACAAACGGATGCCGGGTGTCGGGGGGATCCTCCGCCAAACGGATGGCGTCTCCCACCTGCGGGTCAGAGATGCCGGTGGTCGAGTCGGTCGAGCACTGCACCACGATCGTCTGGCGGGTCTCGGTGCGGTATTGCTGAGCCTCGTCCCGCTCGTGAGCCCGGTCGACGACCGCTGTGACCGCGCGGGGTTTGCCGGGTTCGGATCGCCGATAGTACGTGACGGTTTCAGCAAATTCCTGAGCGTTCAGGAACACGTCTGAAACATCGGCGGCAATCACATTGCGGATCGGCATGGTGTGTCACACGGCACCCACCGGCGGAACCACGTTGAGAGGACAAACGGGTTCGCCGATGGGTGCTTCGAGGAAAACGGGCGAATCAGGCCCCGTAGCTGTACCGAGATTGCCAGCCGATCTGGGCAATCGTGATCGCCGGAACGCCGGTGCCCGAGGCCTTTTGGACCTGCACGAACGGCTGCACATTCTGACCGGCGGTGACTCCCGCCAGGCTGAAAGTTTCGGACCCGACCGGCTGGCCATCGATCAGAAAACGGATGTCCGACAACCCCTTGCCAAAATCAATCTCAAACTTTTTGTAGGTCGAGCCCAGCGTCTGGCCGGTCGCGTTGTCGTCGTTGTCCGTGACGTTGTCGTCGGTTTCGACAACCACGTTGCTCGTCGAGGCCGTGCCATCGATGCGGAACCACGCATTCACCGAGACACTGTCGAGCGTGTCGTTCTGAGCGCTGGCCAACCCCATGGCGATCTGGGTCACGGCATCCACGCCAGACACCTTGGCGATGAACCACACACGTTGCACCTGGGCCAAATCCAGCGGCAACACGTCGTTCTGATACATCGTCACGATTTCCGCTTCGCTGGTTGCCGCCAGCGTCAGAGCCATCGCACCGCCGTCCTCAGTGACACACAGGTACGTGGGCGTACCCGCCGCCGAGGTGTCCTTCACCGTCCATCCATTCATGCCCGGCGTCGTCGACAACGCCTGCGCCCGGCAAAAATCGTCCACAAATTCAATCACGCCAGCAGCAACAGACATTGTTCAAACTCCGTGGAGTGTGGTTTTTGGAAAAGGCCCCGAGGCGGGAAACGCCCCGGGGAGAGTGTCACGTTCTTGTCACGCCGTCAGCGTGACAATCACGCCCCGTTGTTCTTGTACAGGCCGCGGAAGTCCAACGCCTTGGCGGCGAAGCACTGGTAGACACGGAACGCGACCGCCAGCCGGTCGAACATGGTTTGCCGCTCGAACGCGGGGGTTTCGAGCCCCTGCAGGTAGGCATACTCGACGGTGTCCACTTGGTTGTTGGCTCCGGCCAAATACCAGGCGGTGTCGCTGCCACCCGTCGCGGCCGCCGACAATTCGACGTCGATGATCGGGGTTAGCCCGTTCGACCAGATGTTGGCGGTCCCGCTGTTGTTGTTGCTGGGATCGCTCGTGCTGTTCAGCAGTTGCAACGCGGTGCCACGGATTGCCGGAGGAGCCAGCAGGAACCGGGGTTCGACGGCGACGAACACAGAAGAATTCAACCCGGTTTGCTTGGCCATCAATGCGTAGGCCACGTTGAGCGACGTGACGCTGATCGCGGTGCCCGTGCCGGTCAGGTTGCCGTGATTGGCATGGAACAAAGCCACATTGTCACTCAGAGCCGCGTTGTCTTTCAGGATCTGATAGACGATGCGGTTTTGCTTGCGGCGCATCGCGGCCCCCTGCTTCGACGGAATGTCGGTCAGGGCGGCCAGGCGGTCGTCGACAATGGTCTGCCAAGAGATCGAAAACCGCTCGCCCCACGTGGTCAGCGCGTAGGATTCGCGACCATCCAGGAGGGCGGTTTCCTCGAAGGTGCCATTCTCGGGAATCGCCTGGGGGTCACTCAACTCCCCGGCGATCACCTTGTGCACCGGCTTGAAATCGCGGACGCTCTCCCCCTGCCGGGCCCAGGCCGTGAAGGTCGCGGTCTGCTCGGCGTACGACCGCCGCAGCATGACGTTGGCCGCGTCAAACAGCAGATTGGTGAACTGCGCCCGGCCGTTGTACGCGGCCCCTTCCGCCCGGAAAAATCCAAAGTCGGCGGGCTCGGCTCCCATGACCAGGCGGGCGACGTCCGCGTCGGCCAGCGTGCCGACAATTCGCGAGTCAAACCCCGCCACGATCAGCGATTGCCGGGCGAGATTCGGAAGGCTCGCCAGGTGGTGGTTCTGGCGACCGGGTTTCCAATCGACGAAATCTTGCGCTCGGGCCGACCAGATCTGGCGGGGACGATCGCCGCCAAACGCCCGGCCGAGGATCGCGTCGCGGGCGGCCGTCTGGAATTTGTCGACCTCCGCCTCACCCCCCTCGACCCGCAGGCCAGCGGAGGGATTCGACTGCCGCGACCGCTGCGACAGCATCTCGACAATCGACGCGGCCGTGAGAATGCCAGCTTGGGCGGTGATGTCGGCGATCACCGCCAGCTGATCGGCGGCGCTCAGGTTGCTCACGCGCACCATGGCGATCGCGTCGGACAACGCGACCCCTTGCGGGGCGGTGCTGGTGGTCGCGGCCACGGGGGCCACGGGGGCCACCACCGCCGTGATCGGCTGGGCGGTCGGCGTCAGCGAGGTGGCGGTGTAAATCGAGGCGATCGCGGCCACCTGGTCCGCGACGCTCGCGTCGGCCGCACAGCCGGCAATCGCCAGCATCGTGTGGCGGGCCGACTCCGCCTGTTCGGGGGTCGCTTTGGCGGTGATTGCGCCCGAGCGGATGAGGGCCGTGAGGATCGCGGGATCCATGCGTAGAGTCTCCAACAAAGGAAGTGAGGGGCGGGCGGTCGCCCCAGATGCGGTTGGCGAGACCCCACCCGGGGTGCCTTTTCCGCCCAACAGTTCGGCCAACACCTCGTCGAGGGTGGCAATGCGATCAATCATTCCCGCTGCGAGCGCTTCCGCAGCGGAGAGGGTGCGACCCTGGCCAAAGTTGGCGGCGACCGCCGTGAGTGGCAGGTTCCGCCCCGTGGCGAGGGACTGGAGGAATGTCTGGTGGAGTTCCGCCAATCGGGCCTGCAGGCGGGCCGCGGCCTCGGCGGTCAGTGGTTCGACGGAATTCAGTTCCGCTTTGAACGCCACCGAGCGGAACACGGTGGTTTTGATTCCGGCTTCGGTGTCGGCCGCGCTGCTCTCCTGGTGGATGGCCAGCACGCCAACCGACCCGACGTCGGCGGAGGGGCTGGCCACGACCTCGGTCGCCGAGGCGGCGATCCAATACGCTGCCGAGGCGGCCAGATGATTGGCGACCGCGATGATTCGTTTCTGGCCTCGCGCCTCGAGGATCTGGGCGGCCAGCTCGGGAATCCCCGCGACGGCTCCCCCCGGGCTGTTGAGGTCCAGGACGATCGTCCCCACGTCGGGATTGGCGACCGCCTCGCGGAACGCGGTGGCAATCGCCTCGGCGGAAACAAACCCCCCTCCGCTGGCGTTTTGGGCGTCGATCCTCCGGGGGACGATCGTCCCGAGGATCGACAGCACGGCGACCGAACTGCCCGCCGCCTGGCTCTGCTGACCGGCCGCCGCCGAGCGGGCGGGCAACACCGCCAGCATCTGGGAGTGTGGGACAGTGCGGTCCCGCATCCCCACCAGCCGCGCGGCGATCTCGTCGGCGTCAAACTCCATTCCGGCCCGCCGCAACGACAGGACTTCGCAGATCGCGTCGAGCCGTTCGGGGTCAATGGCCCAGAGCGAGCCGACCGCCTGCGCGATCAGGTGCCGCATGGCATGACGTTTGACCGCTGGCATCAACTGTCTCCCGGGGCGTCGTCAGGGGGATCGATTCCCGGCTGCCCGGCCGGGTCGTCGTTGGGGTTTGCGTCGTCGTCCTGGCCCGCCACCGCCGCCATGTCGGCGGGGTCTCCGGCGGGGCCGAAGATCTCGAGTTCCAGTTCACGCTGGCGGGCGACTTCTTCCCAGTCGGCTCCTCGCGCGGCGATGATTTCTTCTCGGGTGATCGTGCCGTCTTGCAGCATGATCCGGTGGGCCTGGGCGTCGTCGAGCGGATTGACCGACGACCACCCGGGAAACCGCCAGCGGACGTCCAGAAATTCCAGCGGGTTGGTCAGATACTGCGACGCCGAGGGAAACCCCGGGCGACCGACCACCACCGCACCCCGCACCCACAGTTCCCACACGCGGTTGAGGATCTGCGTCACCAACCATTCCTGCAGGAATCGGTACGTCTGGCGGTCACGATTGGCCGCAGCCCGGGCCGAGCTGAAATTCACCCGCGAATAGTCGCGGCTCAGCTCAATCGCACTGAGGTCGACCCCCTGGGCAATCGACTGCTCGATGAGCTGGATCCAGGGGACCGAATCCCCCTGGGGCACGTTCGGGCCGATCGCCTGAATCTTGTCGCCGGGCCGCCCGTAGTAGACCGAGCCGGGGGACAGGCGTTCGAGGCGGTTGCCCTCCGAGTCAACCACCGCCGCCCCGTCATCGTCGGCCAGCGTCGACACGATGTCGGGGGCGTCGTCGCTGCTCTGCACCATGTAGGCCCATTGGGCCTTCATCGAGGCGGCGATCATTTCCGAATCGAGGTACGACCCGAGGCGCTGGCTGCTCAGCACGATGGGAGCCAACAGGCTGATCCCTCGCACCTGGCCCCGCTGGGTCAACAGCGTCACGTACCGGGCGCGGCGGGCGTCGATCCGGATGGGAGCCAGTTCCTCGCCACCGACGTCGTTCACCTGCTGCGGTTTGATCCAGTAGGCCACGTGGCGTTTGGTCCGCCGGTCGAGTTCCACCCCGCGGATGATCGGGTTGCCAGTTCCTGGGGCGACCCATCCACCCGTGGTCCAATTGTCCTGCTCGTCGGCGATGCGTTCCTCGGGAACGATCTCGATGGCCAACGGGTGCAGGCGGCCGTCGCCAATCGCCTCGTCGTTGAAGACGACCAGGCAGCCCCCCGCGACAATCACTTCCCGCAGGATCTGCACCTGCAGGCCGTAGAAGGTTTCGCGTTGGGCCAGATCGCAGTGGAAATCACTGCCCGGAATCACCCCGGCCCAGTGCTCCCATTCGTCCTCCCAGTCGCTGCGCAGCTGCGGATCGGCAATTTGCGGCTTGGGGGTGATGCCGTTCGCAACGACGTTCCGCAGGAACGCATTGATCGCCGAGACCGCCTTGGGGTTGTTCCGCTCCAAATCGCGGACCCGCTCGCGAATGGTCCGCGCGTTGAGCTGGTGCAGCCGGTTGGGGCCGATCGTGCCGGGGTGCCAGTCTCCCGTGAGTCGACCCTGCCCGGCGGCGTCGTAACCCCCACCGAACCAACCAGGTTCCTCCCACGGCGTCGCGGCCGTGGTCGCAACCTGTGCGGCCCGGTCGGCCGCCTGATGGCGCCGCGCGAGCGCCCGCAAAAATCTGCGGGTCTGCGCCTCGTCGGTGGGGGATTTGTGGGGCACGATTCAGCGAGCCGGGGAAACGCGGTAGGTGACGGTCTGCCGCAGGGTTTGGCCGGGAGCCAGGCGAATGACCTGCGGAGCCGGCGCGGCGGTCGGACAGTTGGTGCAGGCCGGAACCTGCTGCACGGGGACCGACACGACCTGACAACGCCCGTTGCGGCAAACGGTCTGCTGCCGGTAAACGACCCCGGCGGAGACCGCCGGAGGAACTGCCAACGCAACCACCAAGGCCAACAGAGACAACACTCGCATACACGCTCCTGTAGTGAAGACTACTTCCGCACAATGTGCCCCAGCCGGACCTTGCCGCCTCGCTGTTGCAGGGCAACCTCTCGATTGAGCACCGACCGCAGCCGCTGCAGGCTGTCGAGGGTCGTCGCAAACTCCGCCCGGCGCACCCGCCGCCCGTCGGGCAGCTGGTACTCTTGGCAGGCGGTGTCGGCCAGCGAGGCCAACAGGCCCGCGATTGCGGCGTTGGTGCTGTCGAGCAGTTCGGTGGGGGTGGCCATGGAGGTCCAATACTGTACGGATGGAGGAAAAAAACCTATTCCGGCATACCAAACGCCACCGATTGCCTTTATTTCCGGAAAAAACTCCCTTGCCGGAAGTGAGACCCGGCAAGGACTTCCGTGGATCAAGCGACCAAAAACGGAGAAAAACAGGGGTTTTTTCCGGTTCTCGCCTTGTCAAACGATCGATACCGGTCATATACTTTGTCCATGTCGAGTGCAGTTCGCAGTCGACGCCAACCACTGCAAGGAACAGAGCCATGAGCGTAGCCATTACCATGCACCCGTTCGAAGCCGCCGGACTTGGTCAAGCCCCGTTTGTGTGTGTGGGATTGGAAGAGTGCTGGTTTCCCCTCGGCAATGGGGCTCGCAAGCCGGGCGGGACGTGCGACTACTGCTCGAATGGGATTGCCTACAAGTTCGCCATCCAGTCGCGAGACGGCAAGCGGTTCCATGTCGGATGCGATTGTGTCCGCAAGCTGTCCCGCACAGACAACCGGCTGCTCTCGCAGGTGGAACGGATCAAGGCGAAGCACGACGCCGCCAAGCGTGACGCAAAGCGCAAGGCCGAATGGGCCGCCAAGTGCGAAGCCCGCGACGCTGCCCTGCAAGCCCAGCGGGACCGCAACGGTGGATTGACCGATGCCGAAGTCCGGCAGGCCGAAGAGAAGGCCGCAGCCGCTGCCAAGGCCGACGAGTTCCGGGCAATCAATGGCTGGATTCTGGACGTGCTTGATCAGATCGACGGCTTTGGATTCGTCGCTTCGATGCGTGACGCCCTCGCGGTCAAGCCGTTCACGAGCCTCAGCCCCCGGCAGCTTGATGTGCTCTGCGACATCTACGCCAAGCACCATGGACGCAACGGAAGCAAAGCCAACGAAACCGCCCGTATCGAGTTCCAATCGAAACTGGCCAACTGACCCAACCCGCCCCCCGCCCCGGGAATCGCCCGGGGCTCCCCCTGATGGAGATGATGAGATGGGATGTTACAGACCCACCCACACAATCTGAATTGACGTTTGCCCCGGAGGAATGGATGACCCCTGATCCCGTCCAATTCCGCAAGTATCATCCGACAGTCGATCCGCAACAGGTGTTGCTGTCGCTCAATCGCATGGTGCGCACCTTGGAAAACACCATTGCCGCCGGCCCAGTCTGTTCGTGCGACGACTGCCACGCCTGCCGCGACGGACGCACCCGAAAGCACACGAGACCATGAGCACCAAGCGCCCACCCAAACCCACCGCCCCCTACACCTCCGCCGAGGTGGCCCAGCTGCTGGAGATCTCGCCGGTCTCAATCCGCCGACTGGCCCGCACCCTGCGGGTCGGCCAGCGCAAGGGCCACGATTGGCTGTTCACGGACGCCGACCTGGCCGTCATGCGGCAACGCCCGGGCCGGGGTGGCTCTCGCCGGAAGGTGGCCACCCCATGAAGGCCCTGACTGTCAAGGAGCCGTGGGCGTCACTGATCGCCGACGGAACCAAACTGATCGAAAATCGCAGTTGGTTCACACGCCACCGGGGGCGTCTGGCCATCCACGCCGGTTGCGCGTGGGAACGTCGCGCCGGCGAGTTGATGTCCACCGCTTTGGGATCCACCGTCCCGCAACCAATCCGCAACCACCACACCGCCGGACACGTGCTGGCGATCGTCGAACTGGTTGATTGTGTGCCGCTCGCCGAGCTGGCGCAACGCTACCCGATGCACGCCCGCACCAATCGTGAGCACCTGTTTGGCCCGTGGTGCTGGGTGCTCGACAACGTGCAGCCGGTTGTCACTACGGAAACGATTCCGGGCCGCCTGGGGCTGTGGAACTGGGAACCGGACCAGTGCGTGGCACGCATTGGATCTCCGTCCACGGTGGTCGATCTAGCACGACTGCAGGGGGGATTTCGCGCGTTCGCGTTGCGATTGCCAACTCCGCGGCCAACACGTCGCTGAGATGTTCCCGGTGCAGACCGAAAGCTCGGGCCAGCTGCTGCTGTCGCTCGCGCGGCGTCACGCGGGGAGCTTCGAGTCGACGTCGTCGGACTCCGACTCGCTGGCCAAGTCTTCGATCTGGTCGGCCAGTTTGTCGACACTCGGTACATCCATGATCACCACCTGACGATTGCCGATCGTCGACGGATTGCGGGCCGCTTGCCGCAATCTTTCGGCAACCTTGTAGGCCCATTCCTGGGAGCGCGAATACTTGGGCCCGGTCTGTTTCCAGGTCTGGCCGCAGGTGTCGCAGACACAGTACCGCACGCGGCCCGCCGTCTTGTAAGTCCGGGCTCCGGGGTGGTCGGGATTGACCGGGCACATCGCCTTTTTCGCCCGGTTGTTAAGCCCCACGACAGCGCTGTCGGTCGCTGCCTCGGTGGGTTCCTGCACGGGCTGTTCTGGCAACAATTCACGTTGTTTGGCCATGTCACAACTCCACGATCCGGAGGTTTCCAGCCCCGGTCGCCGGGTCGGATTGTACCACCGGGCGGGCTTTCAGGGCAGCCCCCTGCGTCAGCAGCTTGAGCGCCCCGAAGGCGTACCGGCACGCGTCCCGGTAGTCGTTGGGAATGTTCGGGTCGAGCCGCTCCCACCGCTCGCGGTAGTTCCCATCCGCCCCCACCGAGCCCACCGGCCCATCGTTGAGCAACTGCTCGAGGAAATCCTGGTGTTGGGCGAGCGACCCGGCAAACAACGTGCAGGCGGGGGCCTGGTCGACGTTGGTCGCGATGGCCCCGTCCATCCAGTCCTGGGTGGAGTTGGTGTCGACCAAAACGATTTTGGTCCCCGGGCTGCTGGTGTTTTCTCCCAGGATCCGCCGCTGCACGTAGGTCCCGAGGGCGGTGTTGGATCCCTTGGCCGCGTAGATCCGCCGCCGGCGCCGTGGGCTCCGGCAATACTTGTAGACCTTCGACGCGCGAAACCCCGAGTCCATCAACGCCAGCCGCACCTTGCACGTCCCGGCGACCTGCAACGGAATCACCCGGTCGAGCACCGCCGCATCGAGCTGGTCGAGTTCCTGACACGTCCCGTACGTGAGCACGTGCGCCCGCTCGGTGTGCTCCCAGGCGATGATCACGAACACGTAATGGTGCAGCTGCTTGTCGATTCCCGCGGTCACCACCACCGTCCGCAACGGGGCGATACCCTCCGGAAGGTCGGGCAGGATCCACCGAACCCCGACCTTCTCCCAGGTCTCCCGCCGCTCACTCGCCTCCCAGGTCTCGGCCTTCCATTGGTTGACGAACGCCCGCAGGCTCTGCGGCCGGGCCTTGACCGCCAGAAACTTCCGCGCGAAGTCCCCCCACCCGGGGATCGCCTGCGCGTACCAGCTCGGCAGGTGGTAGCTGGCGACCTCCCCCACCCGGGCCGGTGTGCCGGTCACCCAGGGGGCCTGCGCCCAGCCTCTCCACTCGGGCCGATGATCACTGACCGCCAGCTCGAGGGCGGCCTGGTCGTCGACCTGGCACCCCTCGGGCACCCAGACCCCGCGCCGCAACATCCACGGACGGTCCTCGCTCGGCAACGACGCCTGACAGTGCTCGCACACGTAGACCGCGGTCATCGCCGCCAGCTCGGGATCGCTCCGCCCGTCGGGGGCGGTTTGCCATTTGATCCCGTGCCGTGACTTTTCGTCGCCCAACACCAGCACCTGGTACCGCAGGCAGGCCCGGCAGGGAACAAACAGGCGACAGTTCGACCCCTGCAGGCGGAGTCGCTCAACCCGGGAGCGGTGTTTGACCGAGGGGGTCCCCTCGACCACCACCTTCCGGCTCGGAAGGAAGTCGTTGAACCGGTCGAAGAACAGATCGAGGGGGTCTCCCTCGGTGCTGGTCCCCACCTGTTCCCACTTGTCGACCTCGTTGGCGTGACCGATCTGGCAGTTTTTGTCCGCCAGGCTGGAGGGAGACCGAGACCACGCGACGTAGCACCGCGCCGACTGAAATTCGATCAGATCACGTTTTTGGAGGTGCTCGGGTTGGACCAACAGGTCCGACAGCGGACCCCGCCGCAACATTTCGTAGAGGCGAGCGGTCACATCGATCGACAATTTCTCCCGCGAGCTGGCCAACATCATCGGACTGGGGGATTGATGGGCCGCATTGAGCAGGCAGCACGACCCGAAGAACGTTTTTCCGAGTCTCACCCCCCACTGCAACACGATCACCCGCACGCAATGATCGTCCCACGCATCCCCCGGCCCCCCCAGCGCCCCAATTTGTGGATAGAACAGACCGTCATAGGGCTTTCCCGTGTCCGTCACTACGTATTTTGTGGCCCAATCCACGAATTTCAGCGGTTTTCGGGGCTCGAACTCGCCCCAGCAGTCGGCGAAATCAATC